TCTATTCGTGCTACACCGTTGCGACAACCCACCTTGCGTAAATCCAAAACATTTATTCCTTGGGACAGCATTAGATAACGCCAGAGATTGTGTTCTTAAAAATAGACATGCCAAAGGATCAACAAGTGGGCGGCGGAAATTGGAAGAATCGGATATTTATGATATCCGTCGTCGGTATGTTTATTGGAGTGGTGGCATGCTTGCTAGGGAATATAATGTTTCTCCATCGCTGATACGCCGGATTGCGCGTAGAGAAATTTGGAAGCATTTGGCATGAGTGCTTCAAGGTGCTTGAGGCTTTGGGTGACCAAGAACTACAAAATATTGTGCTTGCAATGTTGTGATGTAGTCTGTTAGACTAGTTCTGTAGGGTCCTGGCGGATCATCTATAAAAAATGGTGATTCGCTTTTTCTTTTACCTGAAAAACAAACTGGCAAAAAGTACCCGCTTGATCGGTTCGCCAGGACCATCACCCCTAGGAGACTCGACCCTTCTAGGGGCCATTTTATGATAGATAAATACGGTATTGATGTTGTCCCGACTGTTTACCAAAATACCCCAGGTGTACACTTTGGGAAATGGGATAAAAAACTTAATTTTTCCGTCAAAATTGGAATCGGGAATTTCTCCCTATTTGACAAAGATGAAATCAAAATGATGTTTGACAGCTTGCTTATCAGTGCTATTGAATTTGCGGGTAAAGTGCATAAACTCGAAAGAAACGAACCTGCACAAAATGACTAAGGATGAGTCAGTCCGTTTTGGCAAATATGAAAAAGCTTATGGATTGGCTATAAGTGTCGAGATAAAGGATTTTGATTTATTTCGTGAAAATCCAGAAGAGATTAAAAATATGTTTGATCGGATGTACTCTCATGCTCTCGCCGTGGCCGATGATTGTATGAAAATAAATATTCTCAAATGAAAATGCATATGAGGAAGGGTAGTAAAAAGGGTTAATCATGGAGGAAGATTCTCTTTGGCAATATGAACAAATTTTGCTGCACGGTGAAGATTTTGAGAAAAGCCGAACTGAAATTGCTGAAATTCTGGGAGTAACAGTAAAAACTCTTTGCGAATGGGACAAGCACAAAATTGATTGGGATAAAGTCAATTCAGAAACACGCAAGAGATACGGAAATAGGATTAGATCGGTTGACGGGGCAATGTTTAAGAAGGCAGACAAAGGAGATGTTAATGCGGCAAAGTTGGTTTATGAGAGGTTCGACGGCTATACTCCTACCACGGCCAATATAGATTTATCCAAGAAAACAGATGATGAGCTAATCGAGGACTCGAAGAAGATCATAGATGAAATATCAAAGCAACATGAGGCTGAGGCTAAACAGCCTGGAACTGGCGAGGCGAAGGCGTGACGAGAGGATTCGATATTTCAAGCCTAATGGTGGCCAAAAGCTTTGGATTGATGAAATATCCAGGCCAGGAGCTTTCATAGTGGTAAACGCATCTGGCAATGGTGGCGGCAAGACTTATGGACTGGTGGCTATCATGGGGGCTATTATGTGGCCAGCATTAGCCCCGGCGAGCCTAAAATCAACGGTTTTGCAAGACTGGAAATATCCCAAGCGTCTTAGGATCGTATCAACGCCCAAAGAAATCGAAGAGATAGGCAGCTTACAAACCACTATTTCCGAGTTGTGGCCCAAGGGCAGATATGATGCCTTGAAAAAGGGCAAATCCTACCCATCTCAATTTAAGTCTGATACTAATTTTGTAGTTGATTTAATGACCTATGAGCAAGATAAGAGCGAGTTTGCTGGCCCAAACCTAGGACTTATCGCTTTCAATGAGCCAATGCCAAGGCCGATATGGGATGAATGTTTAGCCAGGACCAGGAAGGGCGGCATAGTCCTGGTGGCTATGACTAGCCTACATGAGCATCCCTGGGTGGTAGATGGCATATTAGGCAAGCATGATGGCAATCAAATCAGGGTTTTGTACTCAGATGTAGAGGAAAACTGCTTAGAACATGGTACTAATGGATATCTGAGCCATGCCCAAGTAGAGAAGATTTTAGGGCAGTATGATCCGGACGAGCGAGAATCCCGCAAAACTGGTAAACCTCTCTCAATGTCAGGCCGAATCTACAAGGCTTTTGATAGAGCAGTCCATGTCGCATCCGACATAACCCCTAATCCTGAGATGGCAGTTACCCGCTATATGGTGGTTGATCCAGCAATCGGCAAGCCGTGCGCTGCCATATGGGCCTATGTTGATGGTACTGGCCTAGTATCAATCTATGATGAATGGCCTGACTTCGATTTTGAGGGGTCGAAAGACTCCAACCTTGCAGTATCCGATTACATCACTCTTTTTAAGGCCAAAGAAGAGGGCAAGGTCATAGCCACTAGGATCATGGATAGACACTTTGGGAATGTCCGGCGCACTATGGGCGGTCTAACTCTGAAGCAAGAATTCCAAGAGCTAGGCCAAGACTATCAAGATAGCTACCATGTGGGAGAGAATGAGCCAGAGATTGAGACAGGGATAATGAAGGTCAAGGAGTTTTTGAAGTATGACAAGGCAAAGAAGATTGACGGACTCAATAGACCAAGAATTCGTATTTCAGCTAATTGTAAAAACACTATTGCATCGTTTGAGAAATGGAGTCGTGACCCAAAGACCTACAAGCCCAAGGACGAGTACAAAGACTTTGCCGATTGTGTCAGGTACTTGATAGCCAGCAATCCAGAACTAGAGATACAGCGGAATTGGGGAACGCCTACGCCAGCGCACTATGGGGTTAGCTAATGTATAGAAATTATGGGCCTGGCTCTGAATTTATCTCAGAGGGATTGCATCTTGTTTTGGTTAGGAAAGATACTCATGGCTCATTATACGGGTTATCTGATGAAATAATGAGAGACACTACTGATAAAGAAATTCAAGAAAAAATACAAAGACTGAGCCATGCCCTAGACAATGCCAAGAGAGAGCCGATAGATTGGAAGGCACTAACAGCTAAATTATGAACATAAGCGCAGCTTGTAGTGCTGTTTTTTATAATCCAAAAAGAAAAGATTTTCCGCATTGCCATTGCGGTAAAAAAGATTGCAAAAATAGATGCAAAGACAGATTCCATTGCAAAGAGACAGCTATAACGTGTAATAGATGCAAATGCGGAAGATTGATTCCCGATGATGACTATTAAATATGCCTATTGAAAGCGAACTAATCCCACAAGAGGCAACACAATACCTCAACAATCTTGAAGTAGAACGCCAGCAACAGGGACTAATTCAAGCCAGGACTGAGGCACTAGGCGAATTGCTGGCATGGTGCAATCAGTGGTTTGAGAAGTCTAAGGCATGGCGCAAAGCATCGTATGAGCAAGATTGGGAGCTATGGCGTAGAAATTCTGATTCGATGTATGATCCTAATTTAGCCAAGAAAAAGAAAGCTTGGCAATCCAAGGCTTTTGTAGATTTGACCCCTTCGCATCGAGAGACTATCCAAGCATTGCTCTATAAGCTTGTTATTGGCTCTAGGCCCATCTTGGAGGTTAAGGCGGGGCCTTCCGGCGATCCCGGCCAAGGAGAGGATGTTAGGGACCTGATTCTCAGGGAGATGGAAAAGAGCAGGTTTGAAGTAGCCTACAACGATATCCAAGAGGACTCAACTACCTATGGCTCTGGCTTCTGTAGGATTTGGCATGAGACTAGGACTGATGATAGGAAAATCAGACAGCCTATCTTTGAGCCTGTTAACCCGCTAAACCCCATGTCTGTAATGCGGAGTCTACAAGGCCAGCAACAGGTCCTTGGCTACCAGGATGTTATCCAGCCAGTATTGATTTACAAGGGCGTCCGGATTCAGCATATACCTATCTTGGACTTTTTCCCTGACCCCAAAGCCCTGGCAATCAAGGGGAATCCAATGGGCTATAGGTTTAGTTCGACCTATGAGGAAATCCTAAAAGGCGCACAGGAAGGATACTACCTGCCAGAAGCCGCCGAAACTCTCAAGGATGAGCGCAGCGAGGAAATTGACCCCGATGAGAAGCAACTAGAAAAGTCTGACCGTGGGATATCGGATGTACAGCCAGAGCGCACAGCATACGGCAAGAAGCATATGCTAGTTGAGATTCATGCTAGATTGCCAAAGAAGTGGGTGCTTGTTAATGGCGAGCCTATAGATGATCCCGACAAGCTCATACCCGCTAGGATAATTTTCCACAAGAAAACTGTCTGCGCTGTTGAAGTGAATGAGGACTACGAGGGAGAGGCTCCATATCTCAAGCTAGACTATATGCGGGTGAATGGCAGGTTCTACGCTCGCGGAATACCAGAGATGCTGAAGCATCCTCAGAATATAGTCAATGAGGTTGTAAACCAGAGACTAGACGAGGGCAATTTAGTTTTGAATGAGTCGTATGCGGTGATTGAGAAGGCATTGGTCAATCCAAAAGAATTGACAGAGGCCGGACCAGGACAATTTATCAGGCTTGACGCTAAGGTACTTGGTCCTAATGGTGATGTGAAAAACGCCATTATGCCACTAGGCAAGCAGGACATCAAGCGCAATGCTGGCTTTGGCGAAGTTATTGAATGGGAAAGGATGGCCCAAGAGCGCACGTCAGCCAATAGAGCTACCCTTGGAACTATAGGGCAGGTCAATGATTCAGCCCTTACTCTTGGCGGTCAGCAATTACTCAAAGAACAAGCCCATGAGAAGTTTGCCTATATCGGCATGGTCCAGGAGTTTTCTTTCCTGAACGAAGTCTTTAGGGCTTACTGGAAATTAATCTATGCCAACATCGAGCCGGATGATATCGTGATGGCTCTAGGTCTGGATAGGGCTATGCGGTTTCAGTTAATGAGCCCTGAGGAAATAGAAAAATCCTATCGCTATGATCCACAAGGTATTTTTGAGATGGAGAATAGGGGCGTCATACAATCTAGGTTGCAAGCTATTTTCCAGCAATTTGCAATGGCTCCTTTTGTCAATCCGGAGGCTTTCTTTGACAAGATGGTTAAGGGGGCCAGCATTGATCCGAACACATTAAAGCTAACTCCTGAACAACAGCAACAGGCCATGATGTTGGCTCAAGCACAATTAGCGCAACAGCCCAAGCCAGAAGAAAAAAATGGACCAAGAAAGAGTTGATATAGGCCGCAAGCTCCTGACTCTCAAGCAAGACCCATATTTTGAAATATTCATGAATGAGATTAACGATAGGATCGAGAGATACAAGGAGATGGTTTTGACTTATGATGGCGGGCCGAAGGCTGGAGATTTGGGAGCTGCATACTACAGGCCCAGGTATCAAGAATTAATGTCTATTGTAAATTGGCTAGATGAGCAGATACACTTAGGCGAGCGTGAAATAAATTTGGATCGTGAATCTAAACTACAGGAGAGTACAAATGAATAAGTTACTTCAGTTGGTTGTGTTGGGTGTCTTTTCCGTTATTGGTTTGATGGGAGGTCAGTATATCGGTAAGGTTTATGCCGTTACTGTCAATCCCGCGTCGAATGTCCTTGGCGATTCAGCTAATACCGGTACGACGCTTGTCTATAGGACTTCGGATGGCGATTTTTCAGCTAGAGATATTTCGTCTAGGGGTCTTATCGCTTCGGATACGTCTGCTTCGAGGGCGCATATCCCGGCGTTATCTTCCACTACGCTGATTACGATTACTCCTACGGCTGCTGGAGATTTGTATATGTATATCAATTCTCTTAATGCCAGTATTGGTTTGTGTCACTCTACTGGCACGACTCAAGCGGCTATCGTGTTGTCTAGTGCGCCGACTTTGGCGTGTCGTCAGCAGTAAGTTAGAAAAGGCAATCCGAAAGGACCCTAAAATTACGACCCTAGAAATAGGCAATCGAGGAAGAAATGGAAAATGAAATGAATGTAGTTACGGTGCCGACAATGGCTATTAATGACCCGTCTTTGTCACCTACTCCTATCCCTGACCAGTTCTCAGGCAAATGGGAAGATATGGCTAAGGACATGGCCGCTATGGCCGGGAATGGTGAGGTTACGCCTATTGAGGTAATCACACCTAAGCAAGATGAACCAATGGGACAAGTAGCGCCAGTGCAAACGGCTCAGGCACCGTCCACTGTAACGCCTGAAGTCCCTGACAAGTTCAAGGCACCTGATGGCAAATTGGATGAAGGTAAAATAATCAAGTCCTATCTTGACTTGGAAAAAGCATGGGGAAGGGCTCAGTCAGCTAAGAATCTTCCTCAAGTTCCTTTCCAGCAAGCGCAACAGCAGCAAGTCCAGCCACAGGCAACCACGGAGCCGCAAAGCTTCGAGGCCCAAGTAGAGCAGGACTTAAAGACCTATGGTGCTGGGCCAGTCCTAGCTAGATTGTTTCAGTCAGCCAGAGAAGCGGCCAGAGCAGACTTGACTAATGAATTGCAAGATGTGAGAAGCTTGCATGAGAATGAAATCAGAACCAGGGAGCTACAGGCAATCGCTAAACACGACCCTTTTGTATTCACTGAGGAAGGTTTCAATACTCTGAAAAGTATCAGGGAGTCGCGTCCTTGGATTAATTCATCTCCCGAGCCTTGGAAACAAGCGTATAGGGAGTACCTCGCAGACAAGGCCATGAACGTGCAGTTAGGGAATGGTTCGCAGGTTTTTATGCCTAATCCCAAGGCTGTTACAGCCCCAGTCGGGCCAGTGACGGCGGCGAATCGTGCCCCGCAATCTACGGTTAAATTGGAAACGCAAGCCGACATCCTAAATTATGTTGCTACCTTGACTAAGGATCAAGAAGCAGAATTTTGGCGGCGTTCTGGTTTTAAGTGGAAATGAAAAATAGGCACATAGAGTACCATGCCTGACAGGCAAACTAGTACCGTAACAGGGGATAATCTCCTGATGTCTTATTTCACTAGGCGATTGATGAAGGTCCTAGATGAAAATGTCTGGTTTTACCAGTTGTGTACCAAGTATCCGCTTCCTGAGGGGTCGGGTACTCAAATTACGTTCAATGGGTGGCGACGTTTAGCCGCCGCTTCTTCGACGCTTGCCGAACAGTCGGCTAATGCCGCTGTCGCGCTTTCGTCTAGGAATGTGAACGTGTCTATCGCTTCCTATGGTCGAAGCATCAAGGTTAGCGACTTGCTTGAAAAGACTTCTATTGCGCCGCCTGTCCAGGGTGCTATCGAGCGTCTACAGCAAGCAGCGGCCCTGACTCTCGATAACGTGATTCAGCTTCGCGTATTTAAGAACGTGCTGAGTCAGGTTGGTATTGATGGTTCTAGGTCTACCATCTTATCTGCCTATATGTCCTCGATTGCATCTGCATTTTGTGCAAATACAGGGACCATGAACGTGAGCAATCAATTCGGCTTCCCTGCCGTGTTCGCTACGTCTGCGGCTCGGTTGTCAGCCGTTTCTGCTACTGATCCCTCTATCTCCGCTAGGTTCGGTCCTATCGGAATTAGGAAAGCGGTGGATCGGTTGCGCCAGTTCAATGCCGAGCCTTTCGCTGATGGCTACTATGTCGGCGTGGCTCATTCCAAGGCTATTTCTACTGGACTTGGAAACGCAGACCTGAAGCAGTGGTATCTAAATTGGGAGGGTGGACCCCAGCAATCCATGTTCAAGGGCACGGTCACTAGTCCCTTGCATGGTGTTAGGTTCTTAGTCTCAACCAATGTGCCTAGATACGCTGTCGCCGCACACTCAGTTAATTTAACCGCTATCTTGTCTAATGAGGCGGTTGGGTGTACTGAGTTGGGTGGACGTGGTGCGGAGATGATTGTTAAGAGGCCGGGGCCGGGAGATACTAGCAATCCCTACGACCTGTTCTCAACAATTAGTTTCAAACTTCGCGCTACTGCCGCTGTCTTAAATCCAAGTGCCGGTGTCGTGCTTTTTTCACACGAGCGTATCTGACGTTGAGAAAAGATTGTAAGTTGGCAGTTTGAGAAACAGCGCATCATGGCAGGGGGCCGTGGTGCGCTGGACTCAGACCACCAAATGAATATGGAAGATGAAAATTATCATGTTTACCCGACAGTTGGAAGAGAACATTTATTTAATGATAAATGTTGGTGTATGCCAGAAAGAGATTTAGAACAAAAAACAGTAATTATCCATAACATAGAACAATAGGAGAACACAAATGACTCGATTCGATAAATTATTTTTAGGACTATGTGCAATTTTTCTTTCAGTCGGCCTAATCCATACCGCTATGGCCGATACCGGACATGAAGGAGCTACCAGGACTGAGAGCGGGTCATACATGGAAACTCGCAGAGTTATCGTTTCGTCTACTGCCGGAACTGCCCTATTTTCGGCAAGCGTCAGGCGTCCTGATGGTAACTGTAGAATTATAGCCGCTGGAAACGTGGTTTACATTGGGACTACAAGCGCGACACAAGAGGCTAGGACACATGTCAATATTGAGGTTGGATATCCAGTCTACTCTACCGAAACGATTAGGCTAAATTCATTTACTGGCGGGATGTTTGCTACGGCTGGAATAGAACAATCAAATGTTGAAGTCAGGTGCGTTGACTTCTTGGTGAGATAAAAATGAAAATTCTATCGCTTATTTTGCTTTTGGCTGGCGGTGCTTTAGGGTTTGAGATTAATGGGAGTGGTGGTGGTATTTCTCAAACCGACGCTGACACCAGATACCTAAACGTCCCAGGTGACAGCGCGACAGGCCAGATAAATCTAACCTCGGCTGCTGTGTCGGCGCATTTGAGCGTGGCTACGGTGACTGTTACATCAACGCTCACAGTCCAGGGTAACGCCTTCAGCGTCGGTACTTCTACTTTCGTCGTGACGGGATCGAGCGTCGGCATCAGGACGGCTAACCCACGATCAGCCCTAGACGTTGACGGTCTTGTCCAATTTGGATTCAGCGCGACGAAAAGCACAGTATCCGAGAACGGAAGCATAGACCTTGCTACCAATGCCGATGTGACCGTAAGAGGATCAACAGGATACTTTTTTTCCCAGTCAACTATCACTATCGCCGGGAAATTGTCAAGCGCAAATATAGCTCCGCTTCATGTTGGTTGTGATGAAGCCCCATTGAACTTCGCCAATCAGGCCCTGGCCTATTTCTGCGGTGACGATCCTTCCAGTTCTGGCCTGGCGTTTCGCAACGCCAATGGTAATTCAGAGTTGTTTTTAAGGGCAGACACAGCCGACGTGGCTATTGGAGCAGCCAGCAATAATAATATGCTGATAAAGGTTGATGCCTCTGGAACGCCCCCGGCGCATCTTGTCATTACCACAAGTGGTCGTTTCATCTTCACTAAATTGACTGACCCTGCCGTTGTAGGTATCACTTCAGGCACATTCGAGATAGGCGGGAGCGAGGACTATTCATTCAAGGTTGGTGCGTCTACTTTAATTGCAAGAGGCTCGGGAAATGTCGGAATTGGAACCGCTGAACCTGGGACAAAATTACATGTGTCGTCAGGAGTTCTGACCGTTGACGGTTCAGGTGCGGGTCTTGCTCTTTCTTCTGGAACCACGATAACCAACATCTTCAAAAGCTCCTTCACGTTTGACTTTCCAAACGTGCCAGCGGCAGGGACAATCTCATTCGGGTACTCCACTACGGGAATAGCCAACGGGGGGGCAGTAGCGGCTTCGGACGTTTGTTGGATTGAGGCTCCCGCTCTTGAGGATGATCTAAGCGTTTCTTTCGCTTCGGCTACAACTTCGGGGGCTGTCTTGTCCATAAAATTCAATAACCCAAGCGTGTCCGGGGTTGATCCTGGCTTGCAACTCTACCGCTATGGGTGCATGAGGAATACGAATTGAAGTTTCTTCTTCTTCTTCTTCTTGAGAAGTCTGTCATGGGGCAATCTACTCGGACTATCCCAGGTTACGGCTTCACATATGATGATGCTGGAAACCTGAAAATAGGCGGCACTATCAATGTTACGAATATTTTTATATCAACATCCCCAGGAGCCAAGGAGATAGTTTTTTCCACGGCTGGATTTTCTTCCACTGAAGCGGTTGAATTTTCATCGAATGTTACAATTGCTGGAGAACTTCGGGTAAATTCAACAAAGGCCAAGGCTATCTTCCTGCCCACTGGCGGCATTCACGTTGACGACGGGGAGTCTAGCTCTGGTGCGACGGCTCCCGGCCAGATGTTCTCAAAGAAGATTGTCACGTCAACCATAACTCTGCAAGGTTCAGCAATCTTATTCCAAAATAGTTCCGGGGTGGTCAAGGCGACTATGACGGCGACGATCTTGGAAATCAACGGCGTGAGTGCCGGGAAGCTGAAAAACAATTTCAAGGGAGAAGGGGCTCCACTTGCCGCTGATTGCGACGAGGAAAATGAGGAGGGAACGCAGTACCTACAGCGCACACCGTCAAGAATGAATTATTGCGCGAGCGATGGGGCTGGCGGCTATGGATGGCGGTTCAACGGGATATCGCAATGATTAATTTATTTTCTCTGTTTTATTGCTTGATGAGCGAGGTTTGTATCTCAGTTAAAGAGACTTTATGCGAGCGTTTTTGATTTTACCTGGGCTATGGCTCACGGCGACCTTTGTATTTAATGGGTGCGTAGGTCTAAAAGAATACCAGACCCCATGCGAGTTTGACGTTAGGGTGAGGCTTGAAGGCGACACGAATAAGGCGCATGCGACTTGCCGGAACGTCATACATTCTTGCCCTGATGGCGGGTGTGAATTTAAGGATGTTCAGATAGCGGCGGGGTGTGTTGATATCAGCGGCGGCAGAATGGTAGTGGTTGATCAGGACTATGTGATGGCACATGAGATGAGACACTTTTTTGACGCTAAATGCCTAGGGAAAAACAGGAGAGAATAATGGACTTAATGTTCACGCTCAGGGAGCTTGTCGTAATTACCGCTATCTGCTTCATTCCGGCGTCTATGATTGCGGCTGTTGGCTTGGCTGTCGCTATCGCGGCTGAGTTCTTGACCGGGAGTCACGGTTTCAAATGAGCAGGGAGAGCATATTTTTGATCTTCGGCTCCTTAGCGGCTTCTGTTTGGTTTCTTGTTTTCTGGATGGCCTATGTATACGGGAAGGATGATGGACATAAGAACGATGCCAAAGAGTGACTTATTGTATCTTCTGGTACAAGCCGTTGTAGCCCTGGGAACGGCGGTGGTCATCATGGCCGGAATCTTCATGGTCTTGGAGTTCTGCATCATGTGGAAGCAAAAGAGCCAGCTTCGAGCGCGGAGGCTTGACGGGGATCAGTATTTCAAGGACAGGCTGAAATGACCAGGCGAAAGACTGACAAATTTATTTTTAGGCTGGCTCTGGCTGGAATGTTATTGAGCGCGGCCCTGTCCGGCATGGCTATTCATGCCATGTGGAAGTTCAATAGCCTGATGGTGGAACTGTCAAACAGGATCGAGGAAGAAAGGGCGGTTAAGAGGTTTAGCCTTTGAGGCTGAGATACCATGTTTGGTCTGAACCGCTATATTTTTGGAAGCTCTGCGTGTACGGTTGGAAGAGTTACGGAGAATGGAACTTGAAGATTCAGATTATGAATATCCATATACGAATAACTTTATTACTGGTGAAATAATGAACCTTGGAGCCTTTACCATCATCAAGAATGAGGCCAACTGGGTAGGATTTTGCGTCTTGGCTGCCAAGGATCACGTTAAAGAGTTTGTCTATTTTGATGGGAATTCGACAGACGGAACGCCTGAGTTATTGGATTATCTCCGTAAAAAGTACGGACTTAACATCAAGGTTGTGCGCGATCAAGACCCAAAAGACCTGCAAGACGACTACGTCAGAGTCTTTGACGATTGCCTAAAACAAGTCAAGTCAGACTATGCATTTTTCCTTCATCCTGACATGATTATGACCAAAGGACCTAGTAAAAGTTTGCCGCCAGTCGCAGCATATTCATGTAATATGCGTAGCTTCGCCGGTGATCCAGGTGGCGATATATTTGAGTTCACGGAAGGGCGTACAAACAAATGGAAGAACATCATGCAGAACGCCTTTGGACTTCATTATTTCGGCCACTATGGGGCGCAAAACGAGGATATGTACTTTTCTGCCATGACCGAGAAGGAGCATGAGCTTTACGATAGCTTTGATAAATACCCATATGAGGTATTCGACTCGGGCATTGAGTTATTCCATTACTCTGATGTCAGGCCATATCCAAGGAGATTGAGCAGGATGGTTACTTGCCTGAAAAATCAGAATCCAGGCACGGATACTAATTTTGAATATGCTGCGAAGAATCATCCAAGAGTAAGCCTACAAGAAAATAGTGTGTTCGGGAATTTCAAATTATCGCCAGCGTTGGAATATCCAGAAGTCTTTACCAAACACGGACAAGAAATAGCCGATGTGTTGGGTAAAAATCTGGATCAGATATTATGGGTCAAGGAGCCAGTAACAGCATGATTAGTTTCATAGTCCCTATCTACAAGCCAAATCTTGAAGTGTTGGAGAAGTCAATCAAGAGCCTTGCCGTCCAGGCCCTAAAGGATTGGGAGGCCATCTTTGTTCTTGACGGCCCATGTCCTGAAGCTGAAATTGTCATAAGAAGGGCAATAAAGAAATGCCCGAATAACTACAAGATAATGGTTATCGAGCATGGCGGTGCGCCTAGGGCCAGGAACAAGGGCGCGGAGATGGCGCAGGGTGACGTTTATTGCTTTTGGGATTCTGACTGTGTGATTGAGCCTGGAACGTCAAAGCTGTGGTATGACACCTTTGCCAAGAGCCCCGAGGTTGGATTTGTTTATTCTGGTTATAAATTCTTTGGCGATTCGATGGCTATTGATTCTGAACCATGGGACGCTTGGCAGTTAAGGGTTAGAAACTTCATTTCCACTTGCTTTCCTGTTAGGCGCGAGATTTACCCAGGATGGTGCGAGGACCTAGAGAGCCTACAGGATTGGGATTTTTGGTTATCGGTGGTTGAGAAGGCGGAAAAGGCCGGATGGGACATTAAACGGATCGGCAAATACTACCGGGGATATGCTTTTTCGACTCCATTCCCTACCCCTGATTCAATCAGCGGTAAGGGGTGTACGCCTGAGAAATGGCTAGAGAGGATGGATGCTGTGAAGAAAAGGCATGGCATAGAGCAAAATGCAATATGCGTTAGCTCGCTTCAGTACAAGGCAGATGGCGTTTTACTGGCTAAGAATATCGGCGCAGATTTCCAAATTGATCCTAGTGATAAGCCAAACCACTACAAGACCATCATACAGGTCGGATTTTCTCTCTCGCCTAACCATGTCGAGCGTCATGCGGCTATCTTCCAGCGCAAGGATATTAAAAAGGTCCTATTCTGGACAGGAGATAACATCAACGAGATTTATAATTCAGTATGTTTTAAGGCAGTTGATGCCTATTCAAATCTACTAAATGACTCGGTGACTCAGTATGTAGAGGACTTGGAGGCAAAACGATTGATGGAAAGGGCTGGATTTAAGGTGCAGGTTAGACCTATCCCTCTGGTGAACACTGACAATATTGTACCAATGCCAGAAAAGGTTAAGTTCGCTATTGACGTTGCCGCCGATTATGGTCAGGTGTTCGGGATCATCGAAAGGTCATTGCCTGATGTTGAATTAGAAGTGGTTGACGGGGTTCACTCGATCAATGACTACACTGGACTGATTCACTTCTACCCCGATAAGACTCTATCGCACATGATTAAGAGAGCTATCCTATCCGGTCGGCACGTCATATCAAACGTTAAGCAGCCGTATTGCGGATATATCAGCGATAAGGAAAGCCAATGGGATTTTATCCTAGGCGTTGTGGAAAAGGTTAGGGACATTATTGACAAGAAGGATACAGACCCAAAGGCTTTAGAGCATTACAAAGAAACTCTTAACCCTGAGAAATTAAAGGAGGCTATCGCTTGAAACTTTCTTTTGTAATTCCGAGTTATAATTGCGTGACTTGGCTACCCCATGCCGTGCAATCGGTCATGGATCAGACGCATCCTGATTGTGAATTGGTCATAGTCAATGATGGTTCGACCGATAGGACTATCCAATACCTGGAATGGCTGTCAAAACAGATAACCAAGTTTCCAGTGGTGATTAGGAATACAGTGAATCGTGGAAGATCGGAATCTAGGAATGAAGGAAACAGAACTGCTACAGGCGATATAATTTTAGTCCTTGATGCCGATGATTTGGCCACACCTAATCGAGCAGCTCTTACATTCCAAAAATTCAAGGACAAGAGCATAGACTACGTTTATGGTTCGGCCACTGTTATAGACGCTCTTGGAAGGACTTTGAACGTAGTCAGGGCCGATGTTTTCAACAAAGAGAAAGCTATCTCTAGGCTTTATAATGGGATCGTGCATAGTACGGCAGCCTATCGGAAGTCGTTTGCCTTGAAGTACCCGCATGACTCAGGGGAAGTGGCTAGGCTTGGTGTTGACGACTGGGCGCAACAGATCAGGGCCATTCATGAAGGCGTAAAATTCGATTTCATTCCTCAGACTATAGCTGTTTATCGGGTTCTACCTTCTTCGATCAGCGTGACACGCGACGAGGAGGAAGTTATCAGGTTCAAAAAGGAATACCTTAAGCAATTTGGGGTAGCTTCCCAGGCTATTGAGATGATGGGTGTTACCCCTTAATTATGAGCAAGCTAAAAATACTCTACGTTCCAACTCTTAATTCGGGGGTGGTTTATTGGAGGATGTGGAATTTTTGCAACTCCATGCACCGCCAGGGAATAGCTGAGACTAAATTGCTTTGGTGGCAGAAGGGGATGAAGGAAACTCATCCCTGGGAAAGAGACATTTCTGATCCGTCATATTCAAAGCGCATATTTTTGGAGATGATTAAATATGCTAGGGAATCTGACGTTGTAATCATGCAGATCGTACACACTCCCGAGGCCCTTAGTGCCTTTTATGCGCTGAAAGACGCTTGTCCTAGTAAGTTTATACTTGCCGAGTCTGATGATAATATTCTGGACACTCCGACGTATAACCCCGCAGAGCAGGTTTACAGGCCGGGAAGCGGATTTGTCGAAAGGGCCATAAACCAATTCAAACACGCAGATGCCCTAATAGTTTCTACTCCTTATTTGAAAGAGGTCTATTCTGAGTACAATCAGAGCATTTACGTTACCCCAAACGCCATAGACTTAAACCATTGGGGAAAGGTTAGGCGAAAGTCCAAACCTGGGATTAGGATAGGATGGGCTGGCGGGGCTTCTCATGAGGAAGATTTAAGGATAATCGAGCCAGTCATACATGAGATACTGGCAGAGCATAGGGACGTGACTTTCAATCTAGTCCACGGAGTTCCTCCTTTTCTCCGTGGGCTAGACCGTGTTGAGCATGAATTTAAATTCGAGCGCATAGACAAATACCCTCAGCATATCGCTAATCAGGCTTGGGATATTGCCCTAGCTCCATTGGTTGATAACAGTTTCAACCGTTCTAAGTCTAACCTAAGATGGCTAGAGGCTTCTGCTTTGGGTATTCCGATTGTTGCCTCAAGGGTTGGTCACTTTGCGGAAACCATCAAGGACGGTTGGGACGGATTCTTAGCGGCTGATGCCAGAGAGTTCAAGGATAAAATTAATATTCTGATTAAGGACAAGAAACTTAGACATGAAATGGGAAAGACGGCTTACCATCGAATAGAGAATGATTTCAACGTGGACAAGGTATCTAGGCAATACGTTGAAACGCTAAAAGAAATTATAGCTCTAGGCCACCATTCAGACCCGCCTTCTTTCTCCAAAGGTATCGAGTGGGAAAATGTGAAACCGCTTGAGCCATTGCCAAATGAGCAGGGGTTATCTGTATGAATCTAGGATCAATGACGACTCTTACAGCAGCTTTCTCTGGTGATAAAGAGCAGACTAGGTATTCTGGTAAATATACAGAAGCGTTGAACCTTGCTCAACAGCAGTTTGCGCTTGACTCAAAAGCACTTTGGAAAGACCAGAGCATAACCGTTGTAGGCGGGACGGCGAATTACTCGCTTAACTCAGATTTCATGTACGAAAAGAAGGTAACTTACAAGGGCCTAAAAATTGAACCTATAAGCCGAGATGAACTAGAAAAGGTCAAGACAGGAGATAGGTGGGACGATGATACCGGAGAGCCTACGCATTATGTCGTTGATCCAGAGGAAGCATCAAAAACTATGCGGCCCTATCCCTACCCGCCTTCTGGTGATGCTGGCGGGACTATGGTTCTAACTTATTACCCATTACCGACAGACTTGTCTAGTTCTGGCGATATACCCCTAAACAGTTCAGCCCTGATGGCTCAATTCCATATTGGGATTTCTGCTTATGCGGCCTGGCTGTTGATGCTCTATGACGATCAAACTCCGTTTGTAATAGCCAAACGTGACGCATTGCTGAGTATCTACAATGATGCCGTAAGCAAGGCTACTGACACATTTAAAAATACAGCCTCAGAACCTCTTAGAATGAGTGGCGGGCGATGAATGAATATTTTAAGTTTAGCTCTGCTTCTATGGACTAGCTCCTTTGCTCAAGAAGGGGCTATTCTTGGTGATCGTTTTTTAGGTCTTAACGATACTGATTCTCCTGCCGTTATCAATGAAGGTGAGTCTCAGAGTTGCCTTAATGTTGAATCCAACCTAGAAGGGACGGCCTTACTCAAGCGCAAGGGCTTCACGCGAGAAGCCGCCCTGACCGTAGCCACGGCTCCCATAACTGGAAGTCACATTTTTACCAATGACTCAGGCAACAATATCATTATCGTTTGCCATGACAGGTATTGCGCTCAGTCCACTAATGGCGCGGCATTTTCTAATTTCTTATCAACGGCTGGCGGTAGCGGTGCGGTGCCTACTCGATGGTCTTGGGTGGCTGTTGATGGTGATGCCTATGGGGCCAATGACAGGCGCGATCCTCTCTTGAGATATGACGGTTCGACATCTTCTTATCCAATCATATCGCCAGCCGGATCACTCCTAGAGTTAACTGAGGACCGTTTAGCCGTAACAGATACCTCAGCAAACCCAGGAAGGATTAACTACTCTCAAAGCGGAGCATTTACCACCTTCACGGCTGGCATTGACAGCGAATCGCCATGGACTGATGATTTGGGCTCGCCTGGTGATAGGGTTACAGGTCTTAAATACGACAAAGGATTGCTCTACGTTTTCAAGCGAGCCAGCATAACCACTTGCCTGATGGGCGACCAATACACCACAAGATGCTCAATCTTGGATAATGTGATTGGTACTCAAAATCCAAACTCGATAACGTCATCTCCCGATGGACTTTACTTCCAGGCCCAAGACAACACGTATTGGCGCATCTCGGGAAATGGGTTGGAGCAGATTTCCAAAAAGATATCCACCATCACAAGGAATCTAAATACTGGCTCACAGCGGAGCAACACGCAGAGTAGTCAGTCTGATTGGGAAGCCGGTACGGAAACTCCATTAGGCTCTTTCGATACGACTTCTATCAGTGGCTCAATATTCCCTTCAAGCTCTACATTCTTGGACACAAGCCAAGCCGATTTCTCAAGCGGGACTACATCGGTCAATGTCTCTACCGATACTTCCGGCGAGGTTCGGCTTTCCAGCCATACGTTCAAGGACAATTTCAATGATGGGAATATAACAAGTGGGCCAGCCTGGACACTAAACAGCGGCGGTAATTTCGTTGTTACTAGCGGCATATTGGTTGCAGACGGAATAGCAGAAATGAAGTCTGCCAGTGAGGTTTCAAGCGGGTCATTCAAATTTAAGATAAGCCATGCCGGATTAGACGGTACACAGACTTTTATTAAGTTCATATCTACGGCCACTAATTTAACGTCAAGCGGATACGCCATATTAACTACTGCCACAGCGTCCAATGTTGAAGTGTCAATAGTTGAATACCCCAACCGAGTTACGTTGTGCGCCAATACAGCACCAAGTCCGGCCATTTCTCCAAGCATACAAAACCAGTACCAATTAACTAGGTCGGCCACTGGTTACATGGTTCTTTATGTAGCTGAAAATGTTGTTTGTTCTGCCACTGATGCCAGCATTAATCATTCAAGTCAAGTTGTCCTGTTTTCTAACAATGGCGTACAGTTTGATGATTTCGATTTCTTCGGCTACCGCGATGCCGGATACTTTATCTCTAGGACTTTTGACACTCTTTTTTCTACTCCTGTTGGTGGGCCATTGACTGTATCATCGAATGTCCCTGGCGGCATAACCACTATGTCTTTTCAAGTTAGGTCTGCATCTTCGACCACTGGTGAATGGGGAGAGTTTGCCAATATCACAAACACTATAAGCAGAAGCACGGAGACAAGGAGATATCAGCAATTTCTTTCCAGCTTCACGACTACGGTATCAAGCGTATCTCCTTCAATGCAAGACTGGACTTCGGTGGCTGTAACCACTGGACAATTTACCTCTCAGTGCATAAATACGGCTTCAAATATAACCTCTTGGGGGATTTTGAGTTGCTCCCAGGAAACAGTAGGGGCAAGTTCGATAACCTACTTTACCAGGAGTTCTAATGCTTGCGCCACTCAGTCTACTCAAACTTGGGTCAGGCAGACAAATAACGCGACATTGACAGGGAACACAAGCGCAGCTCTCAACATAAGGATTGATACCTATATGGCTTCCAGCACAGAGACAGCGCAAGGGGATGCTTGTACTACATATTGGAATGAGGGTAGTCCATCTCAGCCAGTTTGGGGTCAGTACGACCCGATTAAAAATGCAATCTACTGGACAGCCACAACGACGGGGGCCAGTGCTGGAAACAGAGTCCTAAAATACGATATCAACCTAGGCCAGTGGTATCCATTTGACATTCCAGCCACGGCATTGAATTTTTATAACAATTCGTTATATTTCGGTTCTTCTGGCGGTGGTTTTTGGAATAAGTATGGTGCTTCCGGCGTTGACTCAGACAATGGCTCTGACATTAGGGCCTTCTGGCGATCAAAGGATTACGGCGGGGCTTCGCCTTTCCAAGAAACGAGCTATAAAAAGATATCCATAGTAGCCAAGAATCAAGTCACTGGAAATATGACGGCAAGTTATCGTTTGTCTAATAACCAGAACACAGACTATACTGTAGGGTTAGGAACGACAACGGGGGTACAATACGCTAGGCATAATCACAATATGGCTATAACAAGCCCACAGAACTTTATCAATTTGACGTTCAGCAATATATCGCAAGACCCGTTTGAGGTTCTTGGATTTAAGATTGACTTTTTCACTCAGCCGTGGAGAGTGTTAGGACCCTAGGAGAAATTATGGCTATTGAAGATCAGTTTAGAAGTATCTTGGGACGCGATCCGAGTCAGGCCGAATCGGCATTTTTCAAGAAATACATGGATACTGGCGATATATCTGAATTTGAGGTAGGCCAGTACCTAGAGGGCTTGCCTGAGCGTCAAGAGTCACGATTTCAGAAGGATTTAGGTCAATACGGTCAGATGCTTGGACAGTATGATACCTCTGTTCTTGGGAAAGCC